GAGAATGAGGTCTTTTTGGGACTCTGCTTGTTCCCTTGCTGTCTTTGCTACTATATTAACGGATACGTCCTGGTCATGCCAGAACCATGCAGGAGGAATAGGAACAGAGCAACCTGGGAAATACTTATACCCAAGATAGTCATAAGGTGATTCTTTGGGGCCATCTTCCTCTACAGTACGAAGAATCTTAGCCTTCTTACCTTCCGGCATAATTGTTATTGTTACATCTTCATCATATAAGTATAAGTCAATGAAAGTAGTTGTATCACGTAAACCATATCTACTGATATTAAGATTAGGATTTGATATTTTATCAGGACTAAAGTCAGTCAACAGTTTACAGTCGGAATCAATGTAATCTGCTATTTGATTACCAAACTTATCCTTACCAGCAAACAAGTCTTTAGCATACTCTGTAGGAAGTTTGTATATATCGCCTTCAATAATGAAGTCATCTCTTGTTCTGGCAAGAGGGTCTCCAATATAATCCGTATCGTGGATTACTTTAATTGTAGGAGTACCAGCTTTAATTATTTCATTATCAAAGTTAATAAGTCTATCATACTCTGTAAAGATACGGGTAATACCAGCACCAAACATTGAATTGATAGCTACTGGAATGAATACTTTATCTGCTAAACACATCTTATTAATCAGATAGTTAAGAGCAAGTTGGGTGGTATATGCCCAGGGGCGATAATTAGCCACAGGGGTTTCTACCATAACCTTTGGATTACCCTCTACCAGATATGGGACTATTGTAAATACACCCCTATCAATAAGATTGATAAGATGTTCACGCCCATAAGATGCGTCGAAAAAACCACTTGCCCAGAGTCTAAGCAATTTCTCTTGGTGCTGTTGGACTGCCTCATTCTTCTTTTTCCACAACTTAACAGTCTGTTGAAGACGTTGTGCAAATGGTACTTTCTTGTTTTCTTCGTAGATACTATGTATTTTCTTAGCCATCTATGACCTTCAGATTAAAATAAAAACCGTCTAAGTTCTCTTTTGTTTTCTCTTTCTTCTTTTGTAAACTGGTTTAAATGATACTGAAACGAATTAACTGGTGCTTTCTTCTTCTCAATAAAGTTTCCTTCTATCTGGTCTTTAGCACCAAGGAGGCAAAGTCCAGCAGCTATGGCTCTATCTCCGTGCCTTTCAGCCGCACCTGTGCCTAAATCTGCTCTGGATGAGGCTATCAGCCCCTTTCCCTTCTCCTTAAAGACATAATCAGATAGTTCTGACAGTAGTTCCTCTTCGTGAATTATCATAGACAAGTAATCCTTGTCCCCAGTTAATCCACCACTAAGGGCTACTCCCAAATCTCCAAGTAATGCCTCTTTAGCGTTCTCGTTTGATGCCCAACCCCACTTCTGGGTTTTCTTACGTGTCTTTGCATCTTCTCTTCTTTGGGTGTAAACCCAATAATAGTCCTGATATACAACTCTTTTAGTAAAGTTGGCCCCACAACCAGCATTAGACTCCCAAATAATATAAGTTGGGTCAACTCCACCAATCCAGTAAGCCATCGCTACTACCATATCAGCAAAGTCTTCTGGTTTAGTATTAGAATCTACCCACGAACCTACTTGTTCTCTACTGTTTACATCATAAATCTCAGCAGCAGAGTTAGCAGAACCCAATCCATAGGACGGGTCTACTCCAATTATGTAGTTATGATGCTGGTCTGGTCTACCATAAGGTAGTCTACCCCACCATTTAAGTCTTCTACTACCATAATCCTCATAAAAGGAAACTTCTTCCTCATCAACACGTCCCTGAGAATTACTGATATAATAGATTTCCCCTTCAAAATCAGGGTTTCTTATAGTAGTACTCCTAATGGTTTCAAGAACTTCTGCATCAAAGGGTGCATCGCTGGCCCCTAAAGGCGTACCACATACGTTACAAATAAAGTCTCTCTTATTACCCTTACGTTTCTTCTCCTGTGTATCAAACCAGGGTGCTCTATAAGGAGACGGTATTCCTCTTAAACCATCTGCTACAAACAACTCTTGTAGATAGTCTGGTAGTTCCTTAGTACTGAACTTATTAGTATATTCCATCAATTCAGGGTAGTTTTCTTTATAATAATCAACATCTAATATCTCAACTACTCCTGGTTCTGGAGTTGTGTACAACCCTAAATTCTCTTCTGGGTTAGTATACCACAGCAACTCAATAAATTCAGTTGATTCTTTATGGATACATTTATTAAAAGTATGACCAGGGCCAAGCCAATGTGTACTACTATAGATTACACAGTTAGACACATCGTGTACGGAACCTTCAATAGACTCAGCTAAGGCATAATCTACACGACCAAACTCATCCAGAAGCAAGGAGGTTCCTCTACTACCAGCACCAAAGTTCTCATTAGTTGTTTCACCTGAGAATGACGAATTAGTGGCTGGTATCACCAAGTTCATGTCTTTACGACAGTTCTTTTGGTCATATCCAGATAACTCTTTCCACCATGAAGGAAGACAATTAAATACGTTATCAACTTTTGCAAAGAGCGTATATGGGTCTCCGAAGTTATCAACTAACTCCTTTTTACGAGAACCTATAATAAAGTGTGAATCCGGTTCCAGGAGGGCCTTCGCTGTAAATAACTTACAGCAAAGTTCACTTGCCCCTTGTTTCCGGCTTTTATTTAGTCCTGCGTCCTTCTCATTATCAATACACCAGTTCAGTCTCTCTACTGCTGGTATCTGTGCAGGACGTAAGATGAAAGGTTGGTTTCGTTCTCCAGGTTTCTTTTGTGGATTAAGTGTCCAGGCAGTACTTGAAAAGAATATCGGATAATACCGCCTACATAGTTCTAAGTATATCTGCTGTGCCTTTTTATCAACAGCAAGTAATTTATGTAATTCAATTCTAAACTCAATATTTTCCTGTATGTTTGTAGGTATGCTCTTAAAGAAACCCTCCGGTGTATTAAATGATTTAAAATCCATAATTATAATAAAGACTAAAGGAACCCTACCGTAGGTTTTGTACAGTAGGCTCAGAGGTTCCTCAGTCTTTCTTTTTCTCAGTAATTGCTTCCATCAATAACTTTCCAAGTTTTATTATTAACAATTGCAGAGATATTTTGGAAACAAACATTAAAAAATTTGGCTATGCCTGCTAAAGTAAAAACCTTTTGTTTATACAACCACCTAATAAATTCTACATCATCCCAAGTTAATTTAGACCCACCTTGATTCTCTCCACATGGCCCTCCTGTATGTTTAATCCAATCCTCAGCATTTTCTTTAGGGGTACCCCACATAAGGTTATTTAAACAATTATTTTTAGGGTTTCCATCTAAATGTCGTGTTACACTTCCGCTCTGTTTTGGACCAACAAAAGTCTCAAGTACTAATTGATGTACAAACCTATTCTTAAAATGACCATTATAAGGAAGACTAACCTGTAAATATCCTCTTATATCTGGTCTACCTTTTAGAAACTTATAGCTTTTTGTACTCCAAACCCTTCCTTCTTCTGTAACATAATAATCTTTGTAATTAGGAATTTGTTTCACTTTTCTTATCCCCTATTGCACTAAGGAGTCTACCTGCAAATCCCTGTATCTCTTTTGATGTTATTTGTTGTATCTCGATAGACTTCTTATTAATCTCAACCTTTTGAATATCTTGGAAATATTCTGGCATACGATTCTTTAAGATGAATTTCAAAAGAGCATCGTTCTTCTTAGCATGTCTGGTCTTAACCTTCCTGTTACCAGGTACTTCCCTTATAATTGGACTTCCTGCATCATCATACCCTGCTGGTACTCTTAGGTAATCCTGGTCTACTTCCTCATAATCATAGCCAATTGCTGCCTCTACAGCAGCAGCGACGAGGGCGATGTCTGCCCTCTGTCGTGCCGCTTCTATAAACTCATCAACAGTGGAGCACTCATTTTTAAGGTCTTTAAGCCATTTTACGGAGTCTTTTCCAAGACACCCGATTATAGTGCCAATATCGGCTGTGGTCTGATTTGCCTCAATTAAGTCGCTCACAGCGAGAGCTAATCCTTTGTTTAAATCTTTTCGTGGTCTTACCATAATTAATCTATAGCTACAAATAAACCCATTCCGTCTGTATACGTTCCTGGTTTGTTACTACCACCAGAACTCCATATCTGCCATCCAGGAAAGTTTGGGTCTGTATCATAAATATGTGGATTCCTGGAGGGTGTCCTTTCCCATATTTCGTGGCACGGTCCTGGGCCATGTGGTGTAGGCCACAGTGTTTTACCACATGTAGGGCATCTACCACAATGAGGACAAGGCTGGCCTCTTTTATTTTGTGCCTCTTCTTTTTCTATTATAAGTTTCTTAAAATTCTCTCTTACCTTATCCCAATCTGTTTGATGTTGTTTCTTACCCAAATCTATCTCCTCATTCTTTTTCGTCATTATATCAATACCCTTATATATAGTGTCTTTATAAGTATCTTA